ATACGTTGCGGATTGCGAAAAAAAAAAAATCAGACCATTTTATAAAATGTCTTAATGAGTGTCTTAAGACAAATTTAAAAATTGTATATTTGTCTTATAAAATTGCAACAATGGCAATATATAAGACATCTGAGATAGCAGAACTATTGGGGGTAAAGCCTCAAACATTGAATAAGCAAAAAGATAGAGGTAAAGTAATTATTATAGACGGTCAATTTGATACTGAAAATCCAATAAATAAAATTTATCTTGAAAAGCGAGAATTAAAACAAACTCCTGAGAATAAAAATAATACTCATCCTAAAAAAAAAGTAGTAAAAACAACCAAACAAGAGTTAGTAGAAACTAAAATATATGCCAGTTCAGAGCAAAAGATAAAGAATGCGAATAAAAAAGATGAGGAAACAACTAACTTCATTCTTAAAGGTGAACGGCTGAAGCAGCAAAAAATAGAACAGGAGATTATTGCCGCAAAATTAAAGAATGAAAAGGAACTCAATAAATTAATTTCAAGGGATGATGTCGGTTTAATGCTGAATAGTTACCTGAATAGATTCATAATGAACTTGCAGCAGCAATTGAATGTTTTGATCCGAGATTCATTAAATGAAGTTCAAGCAGATAATATCATAATTAAAAATACGTGCTCAAAATCAATTAACATTATAAATTCATGTCAGGATTTAGCTTTGCAAGAGATTGAAGTAGGATTCAAAAACATTGAAAATGCAAGAAAGTAACACAGAACTACTGTTACAATTTGCAAGGGACTATTTTAAAACAAAAATATCTCAGGAATTACCATCAGAATGGGCAGAAAAGAATAGAATATTAACTCCCGATGTCAGTGCGTTCCCTGGTAAAGTTAGTTATGATAGGTTTCCATACTGGAAAGAGCCGGTAAATACACTAAGTCCAGATCATCCGATGAGGCTATTATCTATAATGGGGGGTGCACAGATTGGAAAATCAACTAATTTTATTGAAACAGGGATTGGATATATCATAAAAAATTATCCTGGGAACATTATTTTAACATCAGCCGACAAAGAATTGAGTGAAGGCCAGATGGTAAAGAAGATTGATCAGATGATTGAACACTCAGGACTTAGAGGTTTTATCCGGCCAAATACAATAAAGAAAAACAATAAAAGGACCGGTGATACTAACAATATGAAAGAATTTCCAGGCGGTTCTTTGATGGCTCAGTCAATTAAAGCAGTAGATAAAATTAGGCAGAACTCATTCAGATATGGTTTCTTTGATGATTTCGAGGCAGCTGTAAGAGCTGAGAAACAAGCAGGGGATATTATTGACTTGGTTTTAATGAGGTTTAACTCATTTAAGGACCTAATGAAAGTTTGTTTCATATCTACTCCTGAGATAAAACAAAATAGCCTCATAGAACCAGCGTTCATGATGGGTGACCAGCGTTATTATTTCATGCCATGTCCATTATGCGGTTCCTATATTGACCTTAAATGGTATCAAATTGATGAAGAAACAAAAGAACAGGTTGGAGTTTACTTTGAAAAAGATGATAAAGGACATTTAATCGAAAGCTCAGTAGGTTATATATGCCAGGAATGCAAAGGATTTTTCAAAGAAAACCATAAAAAAGAAATGCTAATCAATGGAATCTGGAAACCAACAGCCGAACCGAGCCGGCCAGATTGGTATAGTTATCATATATCCGGATTATATTCACCGCCTGGATTTTTTGATTGGACCCATCATGCGATGCAATGGATTAAGATATTTCCAGCGGCAGGTATTGTTAAGAAAAGAAACTTACAGGTATTCTTAAATCTTGTATTAGGTCAAACTTACGAGGAACAAGGGAAGGCCCCAAAGATTAGCCAACTTGCAACTAATACGCGAGGATATACAATCGGTACTATACCAGATACTTTATCGGAACAAGATGGCAATGGTAAAATAATAATGCTTACCTGCTCATGTGACCTAAATGGTAAAATAGATGATGCTAGGATTGATTATGAGGTTGTTGCACATTCAGAAACAGGGTGCACTTATTCAATAGATGCCGGTTCAATTGGTACTTTTCATAGGAAATTATCTCAGGAAAATAGAGAATTGTGGACTTATCGAAATAATGAGCGAATAAATAATGCCTTTGATTTCTTTAAAAAACAAATATTGCAAAAAGTTTATAAAGGGGCATCAGGTAAAAATTATACAATAATGATTTCTGGCATAGATACAGGTAATTTCACCCAATATGCATATATATTTATTGATGTTATGCAATATGAGCCAGTTCCATTAATGACAATTGGATTAAAAGGTGATACTAATAAGGTGCGAAAATTAGGGGCCGACACAGACTTTTATAAGAAATCAAGAGAAAGGGAGAATTTATTTTTGTTCGAGGTTAATCAGTTGAAAGATTTAATTGCAGATAGGATTGAGTTTGTGTGGTCAGATGATAGCGGAATTTCTCAACCGGTTGGATTTATGAATTTTCCAGATCCAGCTGATGGCAAATATTCATATAAGAATTATTTCAAACAATTTGAGTCAGAACATAAGGTACCAAAACTAAATGCAGATGGTTCAGAAGTTGGTTATACTTGGAAGAAAAAACATAGCACTGTCGATAATCACTTTTGGGATTGCGCGGTGTATACTCCGGCATTAAGAGATATATTCGTAGATTATTTCTTAAAAGCTAGTAAAGTTCAAGATGTAAGTTGGGGTAAATTTTGCGATATAATAAAAAAATCCGGCATTTAAACATAAAAAAGAATAAAAAAGTTTGCATTGTAATGAAACATTTCATATCTTAGCATCGTAAAACTTAATATAAGAAACAATTAAAAATTAGCGTCATGAAAAAAGGAATGAAAAAACACACAGCAAATTCAGTAAACTTCAACACATTACAAATGTTAAGAAACTGTATTAAAGATGAGTTTGAAGTATTTAATGTAAAATGGGGTGGCCATTGGAATGGAATGAACTGGGAGTATTTTACTTTTTTTGCAAAATATGAAGAATTTGTTAAAATAACATCTTTTTGTGAAAACAACAGATTAAATATTGAATTAAGCTAATGACAATAATTATTGGCGGCCCGTATCTCTCCGGAGTGCGGGCTTTTATAGGTAGAAACAATTAAAAATTAGCGATATGAAAGATAAATTAGGGCTTTATGCTCAATATTCTAAATTAGACGGTTCACTTGTTATATCAGATGTAAAAATGAAAAGTGATGTCTATAAAAGCAATAAAAATAATTCAAATTTATTTTGGGAATTGATAACCGATAATCCTAAATTAATTTATGATTATCCAGAAGAATATATTCCTAAAATATCTAAATCATTTGATGAAGATATGATAAAGGAGGTAAGTTCACATTATTATGAATGTGAATGTTGTTTTGAGTATTATACAAAAGATGAAATGTATCATATATCAAATAATGATAATAATTGCGCAATATCTATTTGTAAATATTGCTCTATATAAAAAGTAATTAACTAAAAATTAGCGTCATGAAAACAATTATTGAAAATGCAATCAAGTATTATAATTATCGTAATCCTTATAAATTAGACAAACGTCATAAATCGTTCAAAGAAGCTGCAAAAATAGGCTTTAGCGATGACAATATTTTAGATGCAAGGCGAAAAAGAAATGTTCGCCGGATGACAAAGTTAAACAACAAAAATGAAACTACTTTCGAAGAAAAAAAGGCTTTTTTGGCTGAAATAAAAAAAGCAATGTTCGATCCTTATGCCACTTCTTCACGTTTTAACAGGACCGGGATAGATTGGAGGGCATTACACCGTCCTAGTTCAAACGGTCAAGGATGGGTATTGATATGCCCTGATGAGCCAGGCAATAATTGGTATATGGAAGATTTAAACATATTAAAGATATTATCAAAAAAATATTTATAAACTGCCAGTTTCCGCTAATTCTGGCGGTGCCCCTGATCCTTTCGAGGTCAGGGGTTTTGGTGGTAGAAGGAATTAATAACTTAAAATTAGCGACATGGACACATACAAAACTTTTAGGGAAGAAATAATAGATCTATGCAAGGAAAACAGCGCTTGCAAGGGAGAATTCAAGAAATTGGTCTCTGCTGAAACCGAGGAATTATTTTGCATTGTATTGAAAGATAATTTTCATTGGTGCACAGAAAATAACGTTGTTACAGAATCTATCGTAACAAAGTACAAAGAAATTTTCAACCGTAACTCTATCTATTGCAACGAAGATGTAAAAGACGGGTACTTAATAGTAACCGGCAATTCGGAAGTATCTGCCACAGGCAATTCGAAAGTATTTGCTTATGAAAATTCGGAAGTATATGCCCGAGGCAATTCGGAAGTATCTGCCACAGGCAATTCGAAAGTATATGCCAATGGCAATTCGAAAGTATTTGCTTATGAAAATTCGAAAGTATATGCCTATGGAAATTCGGTAGTAATTGCCCGAGACAATTCGAAAGTATCTGCCCGAGACAATTCGGTAGTACGTGCCCGAGGCAATTCGGAAGTATTTGCTTATGAAAATTCGGTAGTATATGCCTATGAAAATTCGAAAGTATATGCCTTTGAAAATTCGGAAGTATATGCCCGAGGCAATTCGGAAGTACGTGCCTATGCCAATTCGAAAGTATATGCCCGAGGCAATTCGGAAGTATCTGCCTATGAAAATTCGAAAGTATATGCCCGAGGCAATTCGGAAGTATCTGCCTATGAAAATTCGGTAGTATATGCTAATGAAAATTCGAAAGTATATGCCTATGACAATTCGAAAGTAATAGATTATAGATAGCCAGGGGATTGGTTGCAGCCCGTACTTCTTCGGAATGCGGGCTTTTAATGGTAGAAAGAATTAATAAATTAAAAATTAACGATATTAATCCCGACTATTAATTTAGCCGGGGTTTTTTTATGCAATAAAAATACTTACATATTTAAAAAATAAAACGAAGATATAACGCAAATTGTTAATTTACAATAAATTAGTTAATAAAATAATTCATTTGAAATAATTAATATCATATATTTGTATCATTGATTCATTTATATGACAGAATATCAATACATAATAGACAGTGATAATTTAAAGATCAAATATGACCGTATCACGGCTATTATTTCAGCTTTAGAAGAACAGCAATTATTAGTAGTTTCGAATAGTGGAGTTGTCAGTTATTCATTAGATGATGGACAGACAAGAATACAAACTACTTACAGGAGCTCCGATCAAATAGCAAAAGCCATAAATGAATATGAAAAGATAAGAAATCGAATACTTTCAGAAATAACAGGAACAAGAATAATGCGATTAGCTGATGCCGGGACTATTCAATCAAATAAGTTTAGACGTATTCAATAAGAAGAAAATTAATAAACTTGAATCCGAGGTGTCAGACTTAAAAAGGAATCTGGCAGAAGCAAACTACTCTCCTTACTATAATTATTCACATCTATATGCAGCACCTTTTGATGGCGAAAAAACTCCTGGTGAAATGGGGGCTGCAAAGGACTATCAATTAGTTTATGATTTTTTAAGGGTCCGTTCATGGCAAGCTTATCTTGAAAGTGAGATTGCTCAGATCGTGATTAATAAATTCAATTTATGGGTAGTAGGAAAAGGATTAAAAGTTCAACCAGAACCAGTCTCAGAAGTTTTAGCACAAGAAAATATTAAAGTAAGCGAAGATTTTATCAAGAATGTAGAGTCAAGATTCAATTTATGGACCAGCTCAAGGTTTTCTGATTCTGCAAAAATGACATCAATCGATTATTTAGCCGCCGAAGCTCACAAGAATGCAATTATAGGGGGAGATTGTTTAGTTATAAACCGGGTTGAAAATGGTTATTGTAACATTCAACTGATTGATGGCGCTCATGTTTTAACCCCTTTTTTGGAAACTCATTATATAAAAGAGGCTGAACAAAGAGGTAATAGGATCGAGTACGGTATCGAGATAAGCAAATCAAACGAGCATATAGCATATTATATATGGGGAGCAGACAATAAGATTTATAGGGTGCCTAGATATGGTGAAAAATCGGGCCAGTTAATGGCATTTATGGTTTATGGCAATAAATACAGAATTGATAATGTCAGAGGATTACCCCTTTTAGCTGCAATACTTGAGACACTTAAGAAACTTGATCGATATAAAGAGGCAACGGTAGGAAGTGCGGAAGAACGGCAAAAAATAGCCTACTCAGTAGAACATTCACCTGATTCAACAGGTGAAAATCCTTTTTTAGCGAAGATACAACAAGCCAGGAATCTCGGAATGGGAGAAGCTCCAGAGTCAAAAAGCATAGATGATTATGAAGCAGCTGCAACAAAAGTAGCAGCAACAACGAATAAACAGGCATTCAATATGCCTATAGGGGCGACTTTAAAATTACTCGAATCAAAAAACGAACTTTATTTTAAAGATTTCTATACAACCAATATTCAATTAGTTTGTGCCTCAATAGGATTACCTTTCGAGGTTGCTTTGTCAATGTATAATAGTAATTATTCAGCATCAAGGGCCGCCATAAAGGATTGGGAGCATTCAATGAAAACATCCCGCGAGAAATTTTCTAATCAGTTTTATAAGAATTATTACAATTTTTGGTTAGATATGGAAATTTTAAAAGGAAAAATAAATGCTGATGGTTATATTAAAGCACTTTTAACGGGTGATTTGATGGTTATTGAAGCATATAGAAATGCAAGGTTCAGAGGTATTAATGTTCCACATATTGATCCGGTCAAAGAAGTTCAGGCCGCTAGATTAAGACTAGGTGATCAAACTACACCACTATCTGATTACGACCAAGAAACTGAAGGTTTAGGAACGGGTGACTTTTCTCAGAACATGAATAAGATTAACACTCAGAAAAAAATTATACCAAAAAATTTGATACCTGACCCAAAAAAGAAAATGGTTTCAGAACTTACAATAATAAATAAAGACTGATGGCAAGAAATCTGACAACTATACCAAATATTGTGCCGGCAGACGCTGATTATCCAAATGGACGAATTTTAAACGCAGTACCCCCGGATGCAGGGACACCGGTTATTGAAGAATTATATGGAGACATAGTCCAGTTTTTTCATAAATTGATGCGTACAGCTGGTATATCTCACAACGGATTACCCGAAAACGAAACTCAAGGGTTTCAATTTATTCAAGCATTAGCTTATTATGTTCGTACTTTAGCTGCTTCTGTTTCAGAAAAAGGTGTAGTTGAATTAGCCACGGGTGCAGAAACACAAGCAAAATTATCAGCATTACTGGCAGTCACACCAGCAGGATTAGGATCATTAGTCGCATCACAGACACTAGCAGGTTTAGCTGAACTTGCGACAGAATCAGAAGCAAGGGCATTTGATTCAACAAGAATTTTGACATCTTCAATATTGAGATTAGCATTAAGAACAGAGACAGATTATATTAATATCCCTGGAGGGTTTGGAACAATATATAATGTTCCAGTTGGCGTAGGTTGTGTCATGATAGCAAATGGATCTTCTAATATAACTATTAATTTACCTACAGCATCAAGTTCTAATGAAGGAGATGAAATTGAATTTTGGTTTCAAGGGAACTCATCTGGTTCTTCAATTAATGGCAATGGAGGTAGTTTAGTATTAACATCTGTTTCTAATAATTATTTTAAAGCAAAATGTGATGGTGATGGATTGAAATGGTATATTACTTCATCTCAACAGATAGCAAATGCTGAAGGTTTAGCATGTCCATTCATTTATATCAATAGTCATTTTATAGATGAGATTCTTAAAAATCATATAGGATTTGAAAATTATAAAGAGGAAATTGTCGATATAACAAAATCAATAATTACCGGTGATAATATTATAAGATTATCTGAAGAAAAGGACGAAATAACATATATTGACTATCTTACATTAATAATTGATGGAAAAGAAATTCCGCTTTTTGAAGAAAGAATAATTTTAGATAAAGGTGATTATTATGATTTTCCAGTAAAAATTAATAAAGGATTTTCAAAAATTGAATTAAAAGCTAAAGGCTATTATATTAATAAATAATATGGAACAACTAAATAATAAACCGTTACTACTCTTTGCACCAATTTATGATTATGTTGCAGAAGAGTTGATTGATAAAATGAACGAAATACCTGAAAATCAAGATATTGAAATATGGGCTAATTCACCAGGAGGACGGGTATTTGCTGGTTGGACTATAATCGGAGCTATGCAAAAAAGAACTGGTAAATGTAAAATGTCAATTTTCGGACATGCCGCAAGCATGATGATTTTTTTAACTCTATTTGCTGATGAAGTTGAAGCGTTGGAAGTATCTCAATTTATGATTCATCGAGCAGATGGTTATGTTGAAACACCAGAAGATCAAGCCTTTTTAGATAAGATTAATAAGGATTTGCGTAAACAAATGGAAAGCCGGTTAAATATGGAGAAATTCGAAGAGGTAACCGGTAAAACTATGGACCAAATATTTGACCCAAAACAGAGAATTGATGTATGGATTGATGCAAAACAGGCAAAAAAAATAGGTTTAATCCAAAAAATTAAAAAACTTACCCCGCAACAAATAAAGGCTTATAATGAAAAATTCGTGGCATTTGCTGATTTTGATTTCGAAGGACAACGCAGTCCGGAAGATTATACGCAGCGCAGCGTAACAGTAGATGAAACAACAAATATTAACAATAACAATAAAAGAATGACAAAAGCAGAAATTTTGGCTCAACATACAGAAATAGTTGAAGCTATAAAAAAAGAAGCTGTCGAAGCCGAGCGCGAAAGAGTAAATGCGTTCATGGCGTTCATTGATGTTGACAAAGAAAATGTCATTAAATCAATAAAAGAAGGACAGGCATTCAACAATGCTGTAATGGCTGAATTGACAGTGAAAATGTCAGCTAAATCGCTTTCTGATAAAATTAAAGACGATTCTACAGGTGAAACCCCAACCGGGAAAGCTAATGACAAAACTGCCGAGCAAAATGAAATCGAAGATTTTCAAAAACAGGTAGATGAAAAAACAAAAAAATCACTTAATCTCGCTTAATTATGTCGTCTATAACACAAGGAACACCGACTAGAAACCAGCTTTTTTCTGAATATGATTTAAGCAAGGTTTTTTTGTTTGATAACAAATATCGAACAGTATCTATCTCAGCATCAGGTGATGACATTACTCTCGTAGTTGGGACTATTATCGGAGCGGTAGGGGCAACTTATCAAGTTTACAAATCAGGAACATCTAATATTCAACTAATAGGTGTATGTGCAGAAGCAGTCACAATTGCTGATGGAAGTTCTGCAAACATTAACATATGTATTGCCGGAAAAGTTGAATCCAGTAAACTTAGTTTTGACGGGACCGATACTCTAGCAACAGTTGTATCTTATAAAACTATTCGTGACAGGTTAGCATCTGACACATTAGGCATTGAACTTGCAGCCGGTACGGAATTAACCTCTAGTGATAACACTTAATTTTAAAAAAAATGGCAATACCAATTCAAGACGCCAGGGGTATTTTTACCAAAACCTTAGTGGCAAGATGGAATGAACTATCAGAAATAGAGCCTAAAAACTTTTTACGTTCATTCTTTACAAAGAAAACAACAACCAGCAAAGAGATATCAATCGAAGTAATGAGAGGTACGGAAAAAATTGCTGTTGATGTTATCCGGGGAGGAAATGGAAACAGAAATACTTTTTCAAAACATTCAGAAAAGATTCTTGGACCTCCATTTTTTAATGAGTATTTTGATGCAACAGAACTTGACAGATATGATTTATTATTCGGTCAGGATGCAACAAACCCAACTGTCGGGGTTATAACAGGAATGATTGATCAGGCACTTGAAAAATTGAATATTTTAAAATATAAAATCGAGCGTGCATATGAATTACAATGTGCCCAGGTTTTCACTTCAGGAATTGTTCAATTGACGAATGGTGATAATGTTGACTATAAACGTAAGGCAGCTTCAATGGTTGTAAAGGACCAGGCAGATTATTGGTCAGTTGATGCCGTAGATCCAAGATCAGATTTCATAACCGGTGCAGAATTTTTACGTAAAACTGGAAAGGCAACAGATGGAGAGTATAATATAATTTTGGGTAGTCAGGCATTAATTGACTTACTTGCGAATCCATTTATTGACAATGATAAAATTAAAACATTGCCATTAACAGAATTGCAGATGCCACAGACAAACTCAATGGGAGGAGTATATCATGGAACATTATCAGCTGGGCCTTATAAAGTACACTTATGGTCATATCCTGAGTATTATGATAATGCATTAGGAGTTTCAACAGCTTATGTTGACAGTACTTATATGTTCATGTTACCAAAAAATTCAGGTAAATTTGTGATGAGTTTTGCTGGTGTACCTGCAATAATCAGAGATCAAAGAAATGCTGAATTTCCTGAGTATATACGTCAAATGGAAGCTGATTATTTCATTAATAATTACATTGACCCATTTGGTAAAAAACATGTTTTTGAAATATTATCAGCAGGTTTGGCGGTGCCAGTATCGGTTGATAGGATTTATTCAAGCCAAGTAACAGGAACAGCAATACCGCAGAACTAATGAAAAAAACAATCATTTTGCTGATTGCATTTGTAGCATTTGCAGTTAGTTCATTTGGACAGGAAAAAACCATTTCAAAAAACTTTACAAAAGGTGCTTCTTATTACAAATATACAGGAACATCTACTGATATTTTGGATGGTGATACTTACGATACAATCTCATTGACTTTATTTCTTGACAAACCACAGGCAATAAGCGCATATACTAAAACTACATTTGCATTAGTAGGTACAGCAGATACTACAGTTATATGCAAATTGTATGGAAAAGTATTTGAAGGAGATTCGTATACGCAGTTAGATTCAACGTCATTTGCTGGAAGTGCCGATGGTTCGGCAACCCTGAAAAGTACATCTAAGCCATATGCGAGGTTGGATTCACTTGACTCTAATACTGATGACTTATATCTTTATGATTATGTATTTAATCGCTATTTAAAATTTGAATATATAATTTTAGGAAATGATGCAACAGGTACGGGAATTGAACTTGAAGCAATTGAAATTAAACTTCTTGAATAATGAGTAAATACAGAGTTAAGGTATTAGGTGTTCAAGGCCTAAACAATAAAGTTTTTGGACCTGGTGAGATTGTTTTAGAAGCTAATTTTCCAGCAGGAAATGCAAAAAAACTTGAACAAGAAGGTAAATTAGAATTGATTACAGTTACTAAAAAAACAGAAGTTGAAAAAGAAACTGTAAAAGAATCTGAAAAGAAAGTTTCAAAACAAAAATAATTTTAACCTGGTAATCTTCATTTTATGAGTTTGGAAAGAGCTAGAGCAGACATGATTAATATCATAAACAATTCCGGTTTCGGTATTGATTGTATATTTACGCCGACAATAGGGGATTCCGTAACTGTTAAGGCTCTTTTCACTTCTCATAATAATAGTGTGAGTACAGATGGAATTCCTATTAATGCTAAAAATATTCATATATCGATTGCTGAAAGTGATTTGGTAGATGAAAATTACACCGTTAGGAATTCTACGGGTGAAGTAGATTTAAAAAATCATAGGGTAACATTATCAGATAGCACAGGAAGTTCAAAAACATTTGTCATTAAGGAAACAATTCCGGACGAAACACTTGGTTTAATAGTTTGTATTTTAGGGTATTATGGCGGTTAAAATTGATTATACAATTCAATCTAGTAATTTCGAATTAGTTCGGGATAGAATTGCTCTTATTCTAAAAGAAGAATTGGACAATCAAGCATTATTACAAGGTGCCGGAGATCCAGTTGTTCCAAATGATGATTATACAGCCGATATTTATACAGAACGGTTTACACCTGTTGATAAATCAGAACCTAATGTGATAATTATTAGTTTAGGTAATTCATCATTAACAAACAGGACACCAATTTCACAAATAAACGAGTGTTCATTTAATATTGATGTTTTTACAAAATCAAAACAAACTTCAACCGGATACGGCTATTACAATTCAGCAGTAAAACTTCAAAAATTAATAGGTTTAATAAGGCATATATTAATGTCACCTTATTATGACAGGCTTAGTTTTTCTGATGGTATAATTGCAAATCGCTCTGTAAATCAGATTCAATATTCAGAAGTTATAGATGAACAGGATGCAATTTACTCAAGAATGGCTAGGATAACATTTGAAGTTCATATGATTGAAAATAATAATCAAATTACACCGATTGATGCTTCATCATATCAGACTATTATTAAAATTGAAGAAACAGAAAAGGGATATTTATTAATTAAAGAAAATTAAAAATGCCAGTAAGTACAGCAGTAGGAGCAGAAAGGATTTCCAGGATTATTGGGTATAAACTCAAAAAAGGAAATTTTGCAGTAAGCTCACCTAATTTGCCACAGAAAATTATGATATTAGCCGAGGCAAATACAGCAAATCAGGCAACAATGCCGATTGAAAAGCGAGAAATTACATCTGCAAAAGAAGCCGGCACACTATATGGATTTGGTTCACCGATTCACCAGATAATGCGAATATTGCGCCCTATATCTGGTGATGGAGTTGGCGGTATTCCGACAGTAGTGTACCCGACAGAAGAAGCCGCAGGTGCAACAGCCGCAGTTAACACCATGACCGTTACTATCGCTACAACAGCAACAGCAAGTGCCACGCATTATGTTGTTATTAATGGTAGGGATAATGTAGATGGTATACCCTATGCATTTTCGGTTGTAAAAGGCGAAGATGATGATGCTGTTATTGCAAAAATTGTAGCAGCTATCAATAATGTTCCGGGTTCACCGGTAATTGCAGCAGCAGGAGCATCACCAGATATTACGTTAACAACAAAATGGAAAGGAGTTTCAGCAGCTGAATTAACAGTAAGAGTTGATACTAATAATCAGGATTGCGGGATTACTTATTCAAATGTAGTCGCAGGTGGAACAGGTGCAGCAGACATCTCAGATGCATTAGCCGCAATTGATAATGATTGGGTAACTATATTGTTAAATTCACACGGAACCGCAGTTTTTGATACCATCGAAACATTTAACGGCATTCCTGATCCCGAGAATCCAACAGGTAGATATTCGGCTACAAATTGGAAACCTTTGGTAAGCGTTTGGGGAAGTATCGAAGATGATAAAACAAATCTGACAACAATAACTAATGCAGCAGCAAGAAAAACACAAGTAACTCACGCACTTGCACCGGCCCCTAATTCGGAAGGATATTCATGGGAAGCAGCCGCTAATATGACTTATCATTTTGCGCTAATTGAACAAAATTCGCCACATCTTGATGTGAATGGCAAAGCTTATCCAGATATGCCAGTACCAGCAGATGGCATTATAGGTGATATGTCAGATTATAATAATCGCGACTATCTTGTACAGAGAGGTTGTTCAACTGTTAATTTAACAGCCGGCCGATTTACGGTGCAGGATTTTGTAACAACTTATCATCCTGATGGTGAAGTTCCTCCACAGTTCAGATATTGCCGGAATTTGATGTTAGATTTCAACATGAGATACGGACATTATCTACTCGAACAGACTTATGTAGTCGATAAAACTTTGGTGCCGTCTAATCAATCGGTAAGTGTAGCAAATACTATTAAACCAAAGGATTGGATTCAAGTTTTACGCTCGTATGCTGATGATTTAGGAGAACGCGCATTGATTGCTGATGTTGATTTTATGAAAGACAGCATTGTTGTTGAAGTTTCTGAAACTAATCCTGATAGGTTAGATACATATTTCAGGTATAAACGTACAGGCGTAGCGCGTATAAGTTCAACAGATGCAGAAGCCGGATTTGCTTTCGGAATTGTTTAACATTAAAAATTTAAAAATATGTTTACAGGTGGTGATATTCTGGAAATTTCTTATAAGCATCCGACACTAGGCGCGGGGACTTGGTTTCCAAAATCAGCGGAAGATTTCACAGTTGACCCAGGGGGATATCGTTCAGGAGATGATGCAAACATGGTGACATCAAATGGACAAATGATTGATCAGATGAACCGGGTCCGTTGGTCAATGGAAGGCCCTATAGCATGGGATATGGCTGTGAATGACGAATTAAATCAAGCGAGATTGCTTGCTTCAAGTCCTGTTTTAGCCGATTGGACAATAACCCATATAAATGGAACAGTTTGGGGTGGAAAGGGTAAACCTGTCGGTGATATTCAAGGAAATACTAACTCATCTCAGATGAGTATAAAGATTTCCGGAGGTGGTCAATTAACAAAAATTCAATAATATATGACTAAAATAAACATAGAAAAATCTAATCATGAGTTAATTAGCTTTGATATAGCTAATTCAGAGTTTCAAAAATGGGCAGATGCTAAAAGATTGCCTCAGTCAGCTCTAAATAAACATGAAGAGGATAAAGAGATTATAATTGAAGCTATTCAGAAAGGTTATCTAAGTCTTGATGATGAATTATGCTTTGTTCATAAATTATCATTTCCTCTCAATATAAATTCAGAAGGTGATAAACTATCTGAATTAAGGTATAAATTTAGGGTAACTAAAGGTGAATTATCTGCATCTACAAAAGGATTAAGAGCTGATAATCTAGTTGGAGAAATGTCAACATGTTATATTTCATGTTTAACTGAACAACCTAGAAGTTTAATTAGAGCTCTTGATTCAACCGATTCAGGATTAGCAGAACATATTGCAGCTTTTTTTTTGATATAGATAACAATAAAGTATTAGTAGCTACTATATCTATAGCCCGTACATATCACTGGAACATGGATTATATTGATAAACTTTATTTGGATGATTTAGATGAGTACGGGCTATTTTTTTGGTATGAAGACGCAAAACGAATGTCAGATGAAATAAAAGGGAAAAAATAATGGCATTTACACTTTCGACAATATATAAAGCAGTAGACAAGATGAGCCCGATTTTAAAACAAATGGAAAGGGCTAATACTAATTTTGCCAACAAACAAAATGCTGCATACAATAAATTAAGGGGTACGATGTCAAATGTTAGTGGTCAATTATTATCTGTTGCCGGAGGGCTTTCAATCGGTTCATTATTATATACAGGTACATCGGCTGTTACAAAATTCGATGAATCATTAAATTCTTTGAGTGCAATAACTGGGATGGTAGGTAGTGATTTGGATATATTAAAAAAGGAGGTAGTTGATGTTGCAAACAGGACTAAAAAAGCCGGGTACGATGTTAATAAAGCATTTGAATTAGTAGGTAGTGCTCAACCTGAACTTTTAAAAGACGCAAAAGCTTTAAGTAAGGTTACTGAAGCTGCAATTGTTTTATCTAAAGCGTCAAAGGATAGTTTAGAAGTTTCTGCCAGAAATGTTACGGGTGTATTAAACCAGTTTAGTTTAGGTGCTGAACATGCCAATAGGGCAATAAATGTGTTATCTGCTGGCTCGGTTGTTGGGGCTGCAAACATATCTGAGATAACTGAGGCTATGAAAAATTCAGGTACTGTAATGGCTGATGCTAATTTGAGCATGGAGCAGGGAGTTGCATTACTCGAAGTTTTAGGAAAATATCAATTAAAAGGTGCCGAGGCCGGAACAAAAGCCAGGGGGGTAATTTTAAAACTACAAAAAGCGCAATTGGGTTATCAATCCGGAATATTCAACATAAATGATGCTATTGATGAAGCTAATAAAAAAATGGCATTATTAACAAATGCAAAAGAAAGAGATGCATTTGCATCGAAAATATTTGGGGCTGAAAATATTACAGCCGGTAAGATTATTTTAAACAATAAAGCTCTTTTTGATGAGTATACAAAAGGGGTAACAGGCACAAATATGGCTTATAAACAAGCCGAAATAAACACCAAATCCTTTAATATTAAATTACAGGAGTTAAAGGCAAGATTTGAGAACCTAATTATAAAAGGAAACGAAAATTCAAAAATACTTGACAAATTCGGGAAAGTAATTGATTTAGTCACAAGGAATTTAGATAAAATATTAGTTGTAGTCGGAACTCTGATCACGGCGTTTGGTTCTTATTATATTTTGATGACAACAATTAGAGCTGCTACATTAGCTTTCAACGTTGCAACAGGTTTGATGTACGCAACCCAGGCGTCAGTACCGATTGCGCTTGCCGCAAGTTCAGTAGCTATGAAAGCTTATGCGATAGGAACAAAAATAGCATCAGCGGCAACATGGCTATTCAGTGCAGCGCTTTGGGCAAATCCTATTACCTGGATAGTAATAGGCATAATTGCTCTAGTGGCCGCAATTGTATTGTTAATTGTAAAATGGAAAGAAATAATAAATTGGATTAAGACATCAAACAATTTCTTTGCAAAATTTATCAGGGCATATATTTATCCATTTATATTATATTTTAAAGCATTGAAATTTGCAATTACATGGGTAATAGATAAATTTAAAATAATGCTTGCAAAATTTAAAGAAACAAAAGCATTTGATTTATTGATTAAATCTATTAATGCGGTAAAATTTGTATTTAAATCGATGGGATTTACGTTCAAATGGGTTTGGGGTTTAATAGTTAACTTATGGGAATGGATAAAAAAAATATCTGGGCCAGTTTTAGATCCAATAATGAAATTAATTGATAAATTTTCAAAAGGGACTCAAGCAGAATTAAACGTCAATAATGAAAAACCTGTAAATACACAAGCGGCAAGTTCAGAAGCGAACACAAATGCCCTTACAGAAATGCAGAATAACTTAGCAATTGAACTGACAAACAAAACAGATAAAAATGCTAATGTAAAAACTAACTCAGCAAAAATACCAGTAACTACAAATACATTCTAATGATTGACATAATAATATATGAATCCGGAAATGGCGGAGAAATAAAGTTAAAAGATAATGGTGATATTGAAACCACTCAAGGTCTTTTCAATATGCCGTACTTAGCTCACTTTGGAGGAAATGTTGAAGCCTCAACAACGGGAAATGAGATTGAAGGAGAAGAAAGGTTTGACTGGTGGGGCAATGAATTTTTAGATGAACAGTTTCAAATGAACAGTTTACTTGAAAAATCGTTGAACGAAAATAATATCAGTAGTTCTGGCAGGAATTTTATTGAAAGAGATGCAAAGGCTGATTTAGAAGTTTTGAATTCATTAGGAAACATTAATAGCTCAGTATCTATTATATCAAATGATAAGATAGTAATATCAGATACTATTGAACAATTAAATAGGTCCTTTATTTGGGATAACACTAAGGAAGAAATAATTGAAGAAAAAATAATATAATGGCCGATATACCAACATTAGCAGAACTTCAATCACAGATTGAAAATGATATTAAATCAGGACTTGGCATTACCCGTACATGGGTAGGCAAGGTAATGCTTAAAGTATTATCATTAGTTCAGGCCGCAAAACTAAAGATATATTATCTTCATATAGCTCAAATTCAGAAAAATATCTTTGTCGATACTGCAACGAGTGAGTTTTCAGGGGGAACACTTGAAAGATTTGGACGAGTTAAATTAGGCAGAAATCCTTATCCAGCTGTAGCAGGTGAATATACATTAGATGTAACAGGTTCTATAGGAGGCGTGATACTTAAAGGTCAAACATTCAAAAGCTCATTAGGTTCTACAAGTCCTGATAAACTTTATTCAGTTAAATCAGAAGTGACATTGACAGGCACAACAGGACAAATAGAAATAGTTGCACTTGAACCTGGCACAGGTTCAGTATTGCAAGCAGGTGATGAATTAGAAACTACTTCACCGATAGCTAACGTTGATTCTGTAGCAACTGTAAATAGTGTTGATGTGACTGCAATTGAAGCTGAAGATTTAGAAGATTACAGGAATTTAGTTATACAAGCATTTCAATTAGAGCCACAGGGAGGTGCAGCAACTGACTACAGAATCTGGGCAGCAGATGCCGCAGGAATTCGAACAGTTTATCCATACACTAAAGATGGGGCAATTTATACTGTTCAAGTATTTGTAGAAGCATTACCGGAAAATTCAGAGCCCGGACAACCAGCTGGATATCCTCCGGAGAGCATGTTGACTGATGTTGAAGATGTAATTGAATTAGATCCTGACACAACAAAAGATATAAATGAGAGGGGTAGAAGACCATTACAAGCAACAGTTGAAGTATTGGAGGTTGTTCCGGTTGCGGTTACTATTACAATTAATGACTTATCCGATAAATCCGCTCCTGTCATTGCATTGATTACATCAGCAATTGAAGATTTGATGTATACAATAAGACCATACATCCCTGGTGCGGATGGTACGAACAGAAAGGACACATTATATATTTCTGCTTTAATAGCTGCAATTTATGATGTTTTAGATGAGGGGATAAGTTTTTCAAATGTTTCAATTGAAATAGCATCAACAACATATTCTCAATATGCGTTTGGTGATACACCTGCAAAATATGGTACTTATCCTTATTTAGATACATTATCGACACCATGACAGTAAGTTTTGACAATATCATTAAGTTAACAAAACAGTTATTCCCCACCGGGAGGGCATGGAGAATATCTTATGGAAGTAATTTATATAAACTGTTATATGCTTTAGGCAAATCAGAACAAAGGGCATTACAGTTTGCTATTAATACCTTGAATAGGATATTACCGGATAATGACGATTTCACGGCAGATGATGCAACAGAATGGGAAAGGAGATTAGCAATTAATGCAGGTACCGGGTATATTCCATTAGAGACAAGAAAGTCTACAATTTTAAGAAAATATCAATTTCCTGGTGGTTTTTTAAACAGGCAAAATTATAGATATATCGAGGCTCAATTGCAATTAGCTGGATATGATGTGACTGTTACAGAAAATGACTCTGCAATTCCTTCTATTTCGCCTATTGAACATGGCCTTACAACTGAACACAGTTTATTAACAGAGCATGGAAGCGCAATAGCTGGGGATATGATTGCCAATTCAATTAAGATAGGTGAAAATATAACTATTGATACTTATTTAGGGGTGTTTTATATCGATGGTGATATACCTCAGAATTCAATCGAAGCTTTTAGGTTATTAGTTTTGACATTAAAACCGGTTAATACAGTTGCATTTTTAAGATTGACATATACAAACGCAAAAAAACTCATTTACCTTGATGGTAATAATATAGGCACTTTGGATGGACGACAATTAGTATTAGTGAATGTCTAGTTATGGTTTAAATATGGATAATTCTCAGGTAAGAGCATATACCGAGAAATTAAAACGGTTACATCGTTCTGATTTGCCCTTGGCAATACGTGCGACTCTAAATGATATGGCGTTTGATGTAAAGAAAAACACACTTTTGCAGTCAGCTGATAAAGAATTCATACTAAGAAATCGTACTTTTTTTAGAAAAGTTTCAGGAGTAAAAAAAGCTACTGGTTTTAATATCCAAAACATGAAATCTGAAGTTGGTATTGTTCCGCATGGACTACATGCAGCCGAAAATTTGACTAAACAAGAATATGGGGGAACGATCCAAGATAGAAGCATGATATTCATGGACCAAGCCCGTATTTCAAAACAGAAACAAAAAAAAGTCCGTAGAAACAGTTATTTGGGAACAAAAGGATTAGTTGGAGGTAGGCCATTAAAAGGTTATGGCAATAGATCCAGAAAAAGTAATTTTGTAGCAGCAGCGGCAATCGGATATAAAGAGAATAAAAATGTTTTGTGGAAAACAAAGAGAGGTTTCACTCTTTATGAAATTAGAGGTTTTAAATTTTCAGGAAAAGGGCAAAACAGACGGGCTAATATAAATGCAGTTCCATTAGCAAGTTTTGAATATAATAGGAATGTAAGGGTAATTTCAAGGCCATTTTTGAGAAAAGCTTCAATGATAACACATGCAAAGCAAATTAATTTTTTCATTTTAAATGCACGAAAAAGAATAGATAAAGCATTACAATGAGCTGGATAGACAACATAGAAACAGTAGTTTTTACTATAATTACCGGTGATAATAAGAGTTATACGCCAAAATGGAAAAATGCAACGAAAGATGTTGAATATAATGCATCAATTTTTGAATTTGTCGAGGTTGAAGGTTCATTAGTTGTAAGAAAAAAACCAAAAGGACGCCGTTTCGACCTTGAATTTTATTTTGATGGAGAAAATGCAATTGATTTAGGCAATAATTTCGAAACATCTGCCAGGAATAGCCGAAACTGGACTATAAAACATCCATTTTACGGTGATTTTAAGTGTCAACCGCTATCATTAAAACAAGACAATAGTGCTTTAAATATTAGTAAGTTCAATGTTTCGGTAATTGAAACAATCACAAGTAAATATCCTACTTATACACCAATTATTACTGATAGAATTGAAGAACAGTTAAATATTACTAATGAAAATCAAATACAGGCATTATCAGATTCAAAGGAATTAGATAAAAATGAAATGTTGGCAAGTGTAAACTCTATGGATACTACATTTTCTAACATCATAACTTCATCAGAGGAACTTTTAGAGTTTAAAAATCTAGTATCTGAAGCTACAACTGAGATAGGATTGACAATATCTACAGCGACTAGTATTTTGCAATCTGTTCAAAGTATAATTAATTATCCTGCAACTATTGAGCAAACAATTGAAGCAAGATTCACAGCATTTAAAGAGGTTTATGATAACTTAATAATGAGTTTTACGAATAATAAAAATCAATTTGAAGCTCTGGCCGGAGGTATGATTGCTGCAATGCAATTTTCATCTTCAAATAATATAAATGATTCCTACGAAACGCGAACAAGAGTCTTAATTCAACAAGAAAATTTAATAAATACTTATAATGATTATGTCGAATTTTTAGATTCATTACAAACAGATAGAGCCGATTCAGACTATTCTTATATTCCTAATTATATAGGTCAGGAATCATTAAATACTTTAATGAATTTAGCTTCATCAAATCTGTTTGAAATTGCGTTTGAAGCAAAACAAGAAAGGGAGTATATACTTGAAGATGATAACAATGTTATTAATTTGACCCACAGATTTTACGGTTTAGACAAAAATGATGTAAATTTGAATAAATTCATTTCAGTAAATAATATTGGTTTAAATGAACTACTTAATATCAAAAAGGGACGAAAGATAATTTATTATGTCTAGTTTAAGTTTGAAAATATCGGGCAGAAAATTTGATTTTTTTAATTCATTTGAATTGAATTTAGCATATAATTCTATTGCCTCTACATTTTCATTCGAAGGTTTGATTTTTGATGAAGAAACTAAAAATCTGTTTAAACCATTATCATATAAGGAATGTAAGGTATACATGGATGATGAGTTATTGTTGACAGGGACAATATTAAACACATCTACAAGCGCAGAAAATCAGGATAGTTTAGCAAGTATTTCTGGATATGCTAAAACAGGTGTGTTAGATGACTGTAATATTCCGACTTCATTATATCCTCTCCAAAGCGATAAGCTTACAATTAAAGAAATAATTGAAAAATTATTAAAGCCATTTTCACTATCATTAATTGTCGATTCATTAGCCCAATCATCGGTTAATACAAAATTCGATAAATCGACAGCCGATTCAGATCAAACAATTAAAAGTTATATAAACGAACTGACTACGCAGCGAAATATAATATTGTCGCATAACGAAAATGGAAATCTTTTATTAACTAAATTGAATCTGAAACAACCATCTGTTGCAACTTATATCGAAGGTATGCCCTCCACAAAAATAAGTTTATCAGTCGATGGACAATCGATGCATTCACACATAACAGTGCAAAAACAGGCATCAATTGAAGTAGATGTGGCAGGAGAACAAACATTGACAAATGACCTAGTAACATCATATCGTCCCGTTGTAAAACAACAGACAGAAGGTTCAAATAATGAGACAGAAGATTCGGTAAATTCAGTATTAGGTTCTGAACTAAGAAACATTCAATTGACAATTGTTACCGATAGATGGAAGTGGACAGATGGACAAAAAATTAATATTATAAAGCCAAACAATATAATTGATGTAAAGAGCCCTACTAATTTTATAAATAATTTAACTCGATTTTTTGTTGAAAGTATATCTTATTCAGGCAATCAAGAAGGTATAATTGCAACAATAAATTGTGTTTTGCCCGAAGTTTATAGCGGTAATAAACCTAAAAATATTTTTGCATGATACTAAGTAAAATCATATCAACATCAATAGAAAAAAGCCGATTAATAGTAAAGATACTCGGGCTTGGCGCTAAAGATGTAAAAACAGTATATAATTTATTGCCATTTGGCCTAGATTCCAGGCCAGTTAAAGGCATGAGGGGAATATATACTGATACAAGCATAAAAGGTGAAAAATTTCTGGCCGGAATATTATTTGAAGATGTATCTGTAAATGAAGGCGAAACAAGGTTATTTAGTTTAAATTCTGATGGAGTTGAACAATTCTACATATTATTAACAAATGACGGGAATTGTGAATTAGGGGGTGATTCTGATAATCTATCCAGGCATTCTGTATTAGAAACGCAAATACATCAATTAAGAGATGATTTGAATGATTTGGTAACAGCTTTCAATCAGCATGTTCATCCAACAGCTGCACCAGGATCTCCAAGCCCTCCAACGTCAATACCGGATATAATACCTGCAATTGAATCAGGAATAGATATAACAACAGCTAAAATTGAAAATTTAAAAACAAATTGATATGGCCGAACAAGTGACAATACCAGAATTGAATGGAGGTGTGCCATTAAGTGATGCAACTGATAGTCAGTTTTATGTAGTAAAAGATGGTCAAGATTATCCACTAAATTTTGACACTATATTTGCTTATATTTATAGGGCAAATCCTGAAATAACAGCAGATGGAACAGAAGGTCAAACAATTACTTATTCTACTCCATTTTTAAACATAAAACCAACCATATTTGATCCTTTAGGATTAGGAATAGAATTAGTAAGTTGGGATGAAACCGGATTTGTAATAAATTCTTACGGTACTGGAAATTTTGCATACATAACTTTAAAAACAAGATAATGAAAAAATTAATCATATTCATTTTATTAATACTTAATAATTTAGCTGGATTTACTCAAATATCAGCAACAATTGATTCATTACGTCAGAAGGGTGACACGCTTTGGATTTCAAATCGTAAAGGATCAATTGCATATATGAGGACTTCAGGAGACAGCCTTTATTTAAGTGATGTCTCTGGTGAAATATACTTAGGTCTAGTAAATTCAGACACTGCTGATTACTCGATTAAAGCAGATAGCTCTATTTATTCGGACACTACTAATTATGCTAAAAATTTGCTTTATTTGCCTGAAGAACAGGATTTGAATATTTATATTAAACATTATCCAGCTGGAAACGATACAACAGCAGATGGATCAGAATCTCATCCTTTTCATACAATAATAGGTGCCGCATTATCAATTAATACACAAGTAAATTCTTATGTACAATTTATAGTTGATACTGGAAATTGGGACTGGGGATTGAACGAGGCAGCAATTTTTTCACGATTTGAACTTACAGGAAATGATATGGAAATAAGGGGCATATATGATACAATTATTCCGTCAGTTTCACTTGCATATGATGCAGATACTATCTTAAAATATACTGCAACATCTTCAGGGGTAACATTGACAGAAGATTCATTAATAAATTATTTTGTGAAAGACGGGATACATTTCTATCCAATATCTCATAACACGGCTGGTACAAACACATGGGAAATGGAAATTGCAAAATCGGGAAAAAATATGACACGTCCAATTGTCCGGCTTCGTACAACATTTAATTTAACAGATGATTTTGCCCTAGATTTTAATTTAATGGCACAAAACAGGGGCACTCTTAATTTTAACGAATTAATATTTGTCAGGAATGGTAATGTAGAACATGAGCGTTGTTTAAGGATGAGAAAATATAAAAATTGCAAATTTTCAATAAATGGAAGTTTTTCAATCGGAACTTATTCTGAGACTGCTTTAAATCAAATTGTCATGAAAGGGACAGTTATTGAAAACACATCAGCTATTGATTATGTTGTCCGTTTAAAACGTTTTATAGGTAATTTTTCATTGACTAGGATGTTGTTTAGAAATAATTCATCAATAAGTGGTGCTTTATTTCTTTCTGATTGCTATGAGGGATCAAATATATATATGACAGATATATTGTTCAGGGGAGATAATGTACATCCTGCAATACAATTAATACATGATCCAACTTTAGAGATAAGAAAAGTAATTTCTATCAGAGATTGTTCATATGCGTTTGAAAATACATCATATATGGCAGATGCGTTTCATTTATTTTCATCACTTGATTATTTGCCAGGTATTATTTATCTTTTTGATACACCCAATCTTTTCTCATCTGAAGGGAATAATGTTAAAATAACATTATTAGGGGGCGTTATATCGAATTCAACATTTAACTATTATGCAACAGATGAATTTTTTACTAACAATTTAAATAGGTTTAATTATATAAATGTTTTCGGTTTAAATAATCTAATGCCACAGGCATATTATATCCCCGATTCAGTTGATGCAAGTCCGATAAAGCAGAGAAAAATATATGACGAATCTGGAAATTACTGGAAATATGGTACTTCAAAAGTTGACAGTTCAATTTATTCAGATACAGCAAATTATGCAAATAAAGCGGACAGCAATGCAATTACTTATACTGCTGATACTGGCTATTTTAATAATATATATAATAATCGGATAAAGGCTGACAATGATAGCTTGAATCTGGATGGATTGTCTATATTATATGATTATTCAATAAACAATAAAGACTATAGATCAGGAAATAATTTTGATTATCTTGGATTGTATGATACTTACAATATATTAACATACGGAAATAATAGTTATAGATCTAAACTGAGTAATTATGGAAACCATGTTTGTCTCGAAAGCAGGACATTGTCTGATTATTTTTATAAGTTTGATCTTTTTTATAATAAAGCATATCTTATATATGACACACCAAGTTCTGCTGCTGATACTGTATATAGGTTTAATCCTGATTCTTTATTGGCACCTGATATTGATGCAAAATTTAATTCCGTAATTTTTAATAATGCATTATCTGTTAATAGTGATGTAATTATACGTGAAAGTACAGGAAGTCTCAATTCACAATTTAATTGCGATTTAGCGGATAACCCTAATGCTATTACAATTCACGAAAACACTTTAGATGAGAACAAGTATTCCCTGAATTGGCAGGGAGTTAAGATAGATGCAGGGTCATCAACAGGTTATTCTATTTTAGATGCATCTGATAATGTCATAATGGGGTTCAGCAATGGCGGTGTTGGATGCGATAGTATACAAATAACTAATAAATTGATTATCCCTTATTATAATTCATGCGATATGACTAATAATTATCCTTCGAACTCTGAATTGGTAAGTTGTGGAATATTAGGAAATTCCCCTCAGCCGGCGATGACAATAGTCAGGGATGCATCTGGAGGTGATAAATACTTGGTAATAAGCACTGATGGTGCTACATATAACTGGATAAAATTTGGAAATGAATTGTCAGAAAGTAGCATGGGCACAATTGCAGATAATGATGCTACACCTGATATTACAGGTGCAGTAAATTGGACTTATAATGGAAGTGCTAATTCAGTCGTAATTACAGATTTAGACAATCCTATTGTAGGAAAAACATATAAAATCATTGGAAATTCAGATACTTATACTATTACCATTAACGACAGTGGTAATTTTAATCTTTCGGCGTCATGGGTTGGTGGGGCTGATGATATTATTATTATTTTTGTTCAGGCCGATAATGATTATATTGAAATTTCACGAAGTGATAACTAACTTAATTTATAAAATTATGATTATTTTACACAGATTTCCGGAGGAGCCACCTCCTCCTAAAGAAAAAAGAAGTTTTTTTTCATGGATACTTAAAATTTTAGGGTTGAAAAAATGAGGATAAGTACAATTGCAACGGTCATATTCTTTTTATTGTATTTCGTATATAAATTGTTCGGAAACAATGATAACGATTATTGGGTATGTTCTTTTTGGACGGTATTCAGTTGTTATCTGGGAATAGTATCGTTGCAATTGTCTAATCATGTGTTTTTTACTGATTCCTCATTGGTGTGGAAATTGGCAGCAATATTTTGGGGTATAACAGCAATAGTTCATGTATATTTATTGTTTAATATTAAATTATATAAAATATATGCATCTGCTACTAGTACAATGACTCTAGGGTCTATTCTTATAATAGGTTTCTTTTCTTATTTATCCTATAAAATATTTATTAATGGAAAGTTCGGTAAATGATATGATATTAACTGCTGCAATTGGTAGTTCGTTTAGCTTTGTTGTAGCGCTAATAGTGAGTTTTTTTTCATTTAAAAGAAACTCTACAATTTCAATAAATAGGGATATGGATAGAAAACTTCAGGATAAACTCGATGAGAAGATTTTCAATGCTTATAGAGATTCACATGAAAAAAAGCACAGAGAAGAGAAGGAAGTTAATAAGGAATTTAGGAACTGGCTACATGAAGAAGTATCAGGGATTAGGGAAGATATTAGGGACTTAAAAAAATAAATGAAATGAACAGGGAAAAGAAAATTAATGAGGAAATGCTAGCACGAGCAGCTAGTTATTTAGGATTAAAGGAAATTGTAGGAAAAGACAATAATCCTGTAATTTTAGACATGTTTGTTGAAATTGGGCACTCATGGGTAAAAGATGACGAAACTAGTTGGTGTTCATGCTTCATAAATTTCATTGCAAAAAGATGTGGGGCAAATATATCTGGGGAACTTAATGCAAGGAGCTGGCTCAATGTAGGCATAGCTACCCAATATCCTGAGATAGGAAATGTTGTAGTTTTTTGGCGTGAAAAGAAGGAGTCTTGGAAAGGGCATGTGGGCTTATTTATGGGATATACGGTTAATGGAGATATATATTGCCTGGGTGGTAATCAGAATAATGAGGTAAATATATCTGTTTATCCTAAATTAAAATTATTAGGGTTCAGGATATTGACTTTTGCGCATTAATTATTTGATCACATAAAATAAGATGAAAGAGTGGATTGAGTACATATTATTAATTTTTGCATTCAGGGTTTTTGAAAACTTCGTTGATAAAAAAATAGAAAAATCTAAATTAACGGCAAACACATGGGATGATGCATTCTGGAATGCAATAGATTTCGTATTATCAAAAATAATGACTATATTTACTAATAAAAAAATAAAATAATTATGGCTGACAAAAAGGGAATATTAAATTCTGAACAAGAAAAGGCGATAGCATCGTTCTTAGATGAAAAAGTACCATTTGAAAATAAGATAGCTGAGAGTTTGGACGGCTTTATTTTCAAAGGAATAATCACAATAGTCGATGATTATGGCCTTGACAAACTGAACGAAAAGTACAAAGAAAAGGCAGACGCTTTAGCAGATGCGCTTTTTGATAAAAATTGGGAAGTTGCAGTGCTTATTGTGTGGGAGTTGGCAACGATGATCGTAAAAGAATATATATCAAAATAATATAAATACTTTTCGTTTTTCCCAAATTTGAGTCAGGTAGAAATACTTGGCTTTTTTTTTGTCTTTATTATCAAACCTAACAAAAATCAAAATTAAAGCAAGTAAAATAGTTTTTTTATAGTATTAACTTTTGTGTTAAAAGGTTGTCTGATAAAGGCAACCTTTTTATTTTATAAAAAAGAATAAAAAATATATACAAAGAATAAAAAATTATTCTATATTTGTACATAAAATTTAAAATAATAGTACAATGAAACATCAAATAGAAAAGTGCATTATTATAATGCTATTATTATTGTCGAACACAGTAAGATCACAAGATGTAATGATCGGCTGTTATGCCGGTACTGCAAAGTTTATTACAAATATTCAAATAAATGGCTTAGTAGGGATAGGTCCGGTGTTTTCACACGGTAATGCGAATATTACTGACGTATCAATGAAAATAACCCAGGTTGGGGCTATTATGTCATTCGCCCCTTATCCTGAATATGGAAAGATAATGTTAGGTTCATCATACATAAAATATGATTGTACTGAGGACAACAACCTGTTTTTTTCTCCTGAAAGGCTTAGGAATTTCTCTGTCGATATAGGGGCTATGGTTTATATCGATAGGTCAGATATATGCTCTTTTTACATATCTAACGACTGGTCTAATTGGGTATTGACTTTAGGCGTTGGGATAAACATATTTAATTTGTATAAATTCATTTATAAATAAAATTATAATGAAAACTGAAATAAAAGGAATTGGTAATTTTTATGGTTCTTTATATGTAAAGAAAAAAAAGGATAAATATTTCATCAAAGTATCTTGTGAAATTACAAAAAAAGAATGGAGAGAAGTAAGTAAAGAATTATATGATTTATTAATTGAATTAAATTTGAACCATGACACCAGAAGAATTATCAAAACAAACAATTAAAACAATTCAAACGAATGTAACAAGGTTACGTTCAGAATTAGATTTAACGCAACAACAACTTGCAGATAAAATGGGATTATTTAGACAAACAATTGTAGCAATCGAAAACAGGGCCAATGGTTTATCTTTAATCACACTTTGTAAGCTGGCTATTGCATTAGATACAACAATTATTAATTTAATGACAGAAGAAAATGAAGATTAAATTAGAAAAACTCAGGTTAAAATTTTTTAAAGGCGCAAAGCCTATGGAAATTAATTTTTCCGAAAAGACATCAATTTACGCTGATAACGGAATAGGTAAATCCAGGTTGTTGGATGCCTTTTTGTGGCTTTTATTTGGTAAGGATTCGAATGATAAAGCGGATTTTGCAATTAAACCTCTTGATGAAAATAATGTTCCTTTATCAAAAGCCGAAATTGAAGTTGAAGCAATTTTAAAAATAGATGATAGGACTTATCCGTTCATGAAAGTTTATAAAGAAAAATGGCAGAAAAGAAAAGGAAACGATGAACCTGAATTGACCGGGCACGAAACGAGTTATTATTTTGAAGGAATTAATATTCAAAAAGGCAAATATGATTCGATTATAAGCAGCTTTATTGATACTGATATATTTAAATATGTAACAAATCCGCTTTATTTCGAATCACAGAATTGGACTGTAAAAAGAAAAATACTTTTTGAATTAGCTAATATAGCATCTGATGAAGAAATTGCATCCGGGAATAAGGATTTTGAGCAATTAATTAACAAACTTAATAAAGTTGATATTGTCGAATACAAAAAAGACCTGGATAGAAAGATTAAGGCTATTAAATCAGATTTAATATCGATACCTAGCAGAATCGATGAAAATTTAATGAAACTGCCTGAAAAAAGAGAAAACAGAGATTTACTATTAAAGCTTATTGAAGAAAAAGAAGCTGAAATTAAAGCAGAAGAAACAAAACTTTCAGGACTGATTGAAGCTCATAAATCAAATGATGATGCTTCAAATAAAATTTCATCTGAAATCCTTGAAATTGATAATGAAATAAATGAAATTAAATTAGATATTCAATCTAAGATTTCTAGTGAAAAATCAAACCATGAAATTGCTATTAATTCATTGCAATTAGATGTTCAAAGATTATCGTATAGGTGTAGGATTATTTCTATAGAAAAAGAACAAAACGACATCGAGATTTTAAAACTTGATGAAGATTTGGAAAAGATGAGAAAAGAATGGTATACAATTCGTGACAGTGAAATTGAAATATCAGAAAATCAAACGCATTGCCCTACTTGTAAGAGAGAATTTGAAAACTCAGATGAGATAAAAAAATCTCTTAAGATTAATTTCAATAAATCTAAAGTCGAGTCGATTCAAAACCTGGAAAAGAAAGCTGAAATAAAAAAGCAGCAAAAAGGAACATTGTTACAATCGAATGATTTGCTAGATGAAGAATTGAAAAGCAAAAAAGATAAAATTTCTCAATTACAAAAAGAATTGGATAATTTATCTAATAAAGGTTTAGGCATATCATCATTTGATCAACAAATTTCAGCAAATGAAGATTATAAATTACTTTCACAGCAAAAAGAAACATTAAAAGATAAACTGCTCTCGACAACAATAAAACTAGACACATCTACAATTGATGAAAGATTGTCATTGTTAAGATCAGAACTTTCGGAATTGACCCGAAAAATGGACCTGGAAAAAGAATTTGATAAAATACAACTTCGTATTAATCAACTCGAAGAAGAAATGCGCATAAAGGCGCAAGAAATAGCTAATTCCCAAAAGGAAATATCAATTATTTATGATTTTACAGAGAAAAAGATAAACCTCCTAGAATCTTCTATAAATGCTAAATTCAAGTATGTTTCTTTTAAGTTATACAATAAATTGATTAATGGCGAAAATGAGGAAACTTGCATAACACTTGTTGACGGTGTCCCTTATCATTCATTAAATACAGCGAAACGAATAAATGCAGGACTTGACATCATTAATGTTTTATCACAGCATTATAATATTTATGCTCCAGTATGGATTGATAACCGGGAAAGTATTACTGATATTCAGCCTATGAATACTCAGGTTATAAATCTCATAAAAGAAACAGGTACAAATGAATTAAGGATTGAAAATGCCGATTGAAATAGATGACAACTATATCATGCCTTTTGGAATATACAAAGGCAGGAAAATAGCCAACTGCCCGGCTGAATATCTTTTATGGCTTTACGACAATAATAAGGTAAACAAAGAAGTAAAGCAATATATAGAAGAAAACAAAGAAGTATTACTAATCGAAATAAAAAACAGAGAAAATGGAAAATAAGAAAGAAACAGTTGCAAAAATTCAGAAATCAATCGTTGACGAAACAATGATGAGAATCGAAGAGATAAAGAACGCTGGTGGATTAAATTTACCTTCAGATTATTCAATACAGAATGCTATCCAGGCCGCTGGATTAGTATTAGCTGAAATAGTAGACAAAAACAAAAAGCCGGCACTTGAAGTATGTACAAAACCAAGTATTGCAAATTCATTGCTTTATATGATTACCCAGGGATTAAACCCATTAAAAAAACAGTGTTATTTTATTGTTTATGGCGATAAGCTTATATGCCAGCGTTCATATGAAGGATCAAAACTTCTCGCAAAAAGATACTCAGGTGTTGTTGACATTTTTGCACATACTATTTATGACGGTGATGAATTCGAATATGAAGTAAATCTTGAAACTGGGTTGAAAAAGTTAATTAAGCATGTACCGAAACTTGAAAATATAAATCAAGATAAAATAAAGGGGGCATATGCAATTGTGATTCGGCCAGATGGTGAAAAGGACATTGAAATAATGGTAATTCACGACATAAAGAAAGCCTGGTTAATGCGACAAGGAAATGGACTTACACAAGCTCATAAGGATTTTACCGACAAGATGGCCGAAAAAACAGTAATAAACCGGGCATGTAAGAAATATATTGACAGTACTGATGACGCTATGATTATGATAGAATCATCTGAGCATATAGATCAGACTGAAGATAAGCAAAATCAAACATTAAAAGTATTAGCTTCAATGCCTGAACCGGTAGAATTACCAGAAAACAAATATACTGAAAAGCCTCATAAAACTGTAAAAGGTAAATCGATTAATGAATCAGAGGAATCAGAAGAAAGTAAAATAAACGATAAGCCAGGGTTTTAATTATGAAACTATGTGTATTAGGTAGCGGATCATCTGGCAATTGCTATATCCTGCAAAACTCGAAAAGTGCATTAATTCTTGATGCCGGGATAAGTCAAAAGTTAGTATTAAAGGAATTAGATCACAATTCAAGAAAAATTGCAGGGGTATTGATAACACATTCTCACGATGATCACACAAAATACATAAAAAATTATCTGAATTTGGGCATAAATTGTTATGCCCATTCAGATACCTGGTCTGAGTTGAAGATAAAACATCATTTTGCAAAAAAATTAGATGAATATTGCGAAAACATGGAATCAATAATGCTTGGAGAATTTTTAATAATGCCTTTTTTACTGATTCACGATGTAACTTGCTTAGGTTATCAGATAACTCATCCGGATTCAGGTAATATAATTTACATTACTGATACAAAATACTCTCCTTATCTTTTAAAAAATGTAAATCATTGGATAATCGAATGTAACTATTCAGAAAAGCAAATATTTGATAATACTTTAAATGAAACAATAAATCAAGGATTAATGCGAAGGATTGAAGATAATCACATGAGTTATGAAACATTGACTTATTTTTTCGGACAATCCGATTTATCGCAAACAAATAAGATTATTTTGGTTCATTTAAGCGATAATAATAGCTTAGAAGAAGAGTTTATCTTAGGAATAGTGTCAATGTTCGGGAAAGATACTTACGCGGCTAAAAGTGGCCTAAAATTAAATTTATCAATAGAATTTTAAACATGGAATTTATAAAAATAACACTGCCATCCGGTATTAAAGCAACCGTTATGGAAGCAAAAGGCAAACATTATTTTTTTGCTGTGTCAAAATCTCAAGGTGATTTAGGTGAATTAATTAAATATTTAATTAATCAACTTATTGTTGTTGAAGATAAGAATCTATCGATTAAAGAAATTGAAGAAATGGATTTAAGTGATATTTCATACTTATCTGAAGTCATTGGCGTAATGTTGCAAAAACCGATAATATTATAAAATCAGATCATGACAATAATAACGACATACTTTGATAAAAAGCCATTCATTAGGTTTGAGGTTAATGAAGATGAATTTAAACCTTTGCTAAAAACATGGGGAAATAGGGTTCCGATTGATAATTTTATGAACTACATAAAATTGAATTATGTTAATATTATTAGTTCAAATTCTGATTTAAAAACAATGCATCACATGAAAATGATGATTAAGAATCTAAAAAAAGAATCAATCAAAGAATTAATTAACTATTGCTTACAACAATTATAAAATGAAGAAAACAATTTATTATACCGGGTTAATTTTCATTGCAATTTTTCTTTTCGCAACGCATAGCAAATTCTTATTCATTTTGGAACCTGAGAAAGAAATTGCATTATTTTCATTTTTCGGTATCGATTTTAAGAAATACATTCCTTACATATTCGGGGCCGCTTTTGGAATTGTCACGGCAATACTTATCGGATTGATGCAAAAGAATGATAAACTATTTTGGCATTTTGCAATAACAATCGCAGTTTTTGAAATGATAGGAATTTTCTTGTACAACAATACTGAAATAGTTAAGAATATTTGGAAATGGTTTGCGAGTTCTTACTACGCTTTGTATTCAGGATTTATTGTATTTATGTATGCTTATATATCACATACTGATAATGATAGATGCAAGATAGATGAATTGCAAGAATTTGAAAATTTAATTGCACCATTAATTGAGAAAAATTTGCAAGAAAATGCAAATGATTTGCACTTGCAAAAAGATGCAAAAGAAACGAGAAAAGAGAAAATTTTGCAAATGTCAGAGACTATGAAACCGACAGAAATTGCGAAAGAATTAGGAGTTAATCAGAGCACAGTTTATCGAATATTAAAAAAAAGAGCAAAATGAGTAAAATAGAATGGACAAACGAAACATGGAACCCAATAATCGGGTGCAATAAAATATCAGAAGGATGCCAAAATTGCTATGCTGAAAAAATGGCTTATAGATTAAGATGTATGGCTTTAGCAAAAGATAGTTGTTCAAAGTTAGATTTTTACGTTTATGTTGTTGACGATTCAGAAAAATGGAACGGAAAAACATTATTTATTGAAAATGCATTAAATATTCCGGCAAAATGGAAAAATACCAGGATGATTTTTGTTTGCTCTATGAGTGATTTGTTCCACGAAAAGAATTCTTTTGATGATATTCTACAGATATGGGATATCATGTGCCAAACACCAAGACATACATTTCAAGTACTTACAAAAAGACCTGGAAGAATGTTAGAGTTTTATAGGTGGTTAGGACAAAAAGTTAAAGATGATGGATTTGATTCTATACCTAGTAGTTCTAGTAACCCTCTTGATTATATTGGTACTCCTTATCATATTTGGATAGGTGTAACAACTGAAAATCAAAAAACTGCTAATGAAAGAATACCTATTCTATTACAAATTCCGGCTAAAATTCATTTTATAAGTGCAGAACCTTTATTAGAAAATATTAATCTTCTTGAAGCATGCCAAATTAAATTTTTAAACTGGCTTAATAATAATGAAACTCAATATGGTTTGCAATGGGTAATTGCCGGGCCGGAAACAGGCTCAAAATCCAGATCAATGAAAAAAGAATGGATTGAATCATTATATAATCAATGTAAAGAGGCTAATGTTCCATTCTTTGATAAAAAAGATATCCTTCGCTTAAATATTCAAGAATTTCCTAAATAAAACATATATGATATATAACGATCATTTTCAAAACTTCAAAAGATATCAAATACCAAGGGCTCAATTAATAATTGCAGATGTGCCTTATAATTTAGGAAATAATGCATATGCAAGCAATCCCTCTTGGTACAAAGATGGAAACAATAAAAACGGTGAAAGTGAATTGGCTGGAAAAGAATTTTTTGATACTGATAAAAATTTTAAACCTGCCGAATTTATGCATTTTTGTAGTAAAATGTTAAGGCCGGAACCAAAGGAAAGAGGGAAATCTCCTGCAATGTTATTATTTTGTGAATTTGAATCGCAGTTTTATTACATTGAGTTAGCAAAACGCTATGGATTAAATAATTATATAAATTTAGTGTTTCGCAAGAATTTTTCAGCACAGGTTTTAAAAGCAAATATGAAAATAGTAGGTAATTGCGAATATGGACTATTATTTTATAGAGAAAAATTACCTAAATTTAATAATAATGGTAAAATGATATTTAACTGCATTGATTGGGAAAGAGATGGAAATGATGTTAATAAATTGCATCCAACTCAAAAACCCATCAAATTATTAAAGAAATTGATTGAAATATTTACCGATGAGGGAGATGTAATTATTGATCCAGTTGCAGGAAGCGGATCAACGATTATTGCTGCAATAGAATTAAATAGAAAAGCATTTGGATTTGAAATAAAAAAAGATTTTTTCAAATTAGCTACTAACTGGCTCAATGACATAATTATTACTAAAAAAGAAATTAAAGAAATTGGTTTTGCTAAGAGTATAATAAATAAAATTAATCCAACTTTATTTTAAAATGACTCCACAACAAAAACATAAAAATAACCAGGTATTTACTTCCATATTAGTTATTCAAGAAGTAAGCCAGCGTTTATTATCTGAATTAATAGATACCGATACAATAACTCACGATGTCAAACAATCATTTCATCAGTACTTGAAATTCGGTGAAAAATTCAGGAATAAATGGATTAAGGCTATAAGATTGAATTACGGTGAGGAAGCTGAGGAACTACACGAAAGAGATGCTGATGAATTGTATGATTTATTCAATATAATTAAGCAATTAAGGACTGATGAGCAATTTATCCGGGCAAAAGCATTATTGAATAATTTAGTCAATGATAAGCGATTAAGCCAGAAAATTGATTAAATTTGTTTTATCGGAGTTGCTACCGATAGTCATAGGAATTTTGAAAGGTGAGGTTGTTACGCTCTACCTCCCTTTCTTTTCAAAAAAAAGAGCGTATAAAAAATGAGCGTATGTATACTACAATTATTCATCCTTTAAGGAAAGCCCTTCATTTATCTTGCAATGAGTATTGTGTTTTAGATTCAATATATAGACTGAGTAATAACATAGAATTGCAAGGTTGGTGCATAATTTCACGGCAAAAATTAGGAGATTTTCTTGATCTAAGTAAACAATCAATAATTACTATTATAGATAATTTAGAAAAAAGAGGTTATATAGAAAAAAATATAATCGGGCACACAAAACCAGTAAATGGAATAATTAGTCTATTAAGTCCAGATTCAGAGATAAATTTGTACAGTTTAAAAGAAGATGAAGCCCTCTTAATGGTAGATAAGTACTTTACCACCGGTAAAGAAACTTTACCGGTAAAGAAACTTTACCAAAATGGTAGAGAAACTTTACCAAATGGCGATAAAGAAACTTTACCCTATATAGATATTAGTAATAAAGAAAATAAAGAGATATATAATAGAGATTATTCAAAAGATTCAGAAGTAAACAATGCTTTCATTGAATATCTTCAAATGAGAAAGAAAAAGAAGCTGGATAATACTGAAAGAATAATTAACAGGCTACTTAAAAAACTTCATGAATATGCATCAAATAAAACTGAGGCCCTTGAGATAATAGAAAAGGCAATCACTTCATGCTGGAAGGATTTCTATCCAATAAAAGATAAAAAAGAAATTATATCAGCATCAAAAAGCTATCAGAATTTAGAAAATTATAAATCGGGTTATGATAGATAACTATATGTAAGTTAATTAACTATAACGGGAAAAAGTATATGAAAAAAGTATCAATGAACCTTAGTAAAAAAACACTTAATAATATTGACATTTTAAGCAAAATGATTGGCGAATCAAATCGTACAAGAGTTATTGCTTCGTCCATCGAGATAGCTAAAACAATTATAGAACAACAAAATAGCGGGAAACAAATTATTATCCGCTACGACAACGGGGACGAACAGACAATTAATTTTATTTTTACTTAAAAATATATAAAAGTAGAGTGAATTACACAGTATAGTTGATTTGAAACACTAATTAAAAACAAAATAGAGATGGAAAATTTTGGAAAATTTATGACAATTGTTTTAACGTTAACAATTATCCCGATTATTAACGGATTTGTGATTATGAAACTTTGGGCTTGGTTTATAGTTCCAACATTTGGAGTTGTTCAATTAGGGCTTGTGGAGGCAATCGGCTTAATGTTGGTTGTTAATTTCTTTAAGCCCATAAATTCATCAAAAAAAGACGATACAGAGGAATTTTGGGAAAAATTCCTTAAAGGATTAGGACTATTATTATTTAACGCTGGCTTTGTTTTATTTGTGGGTTGGATCGTATCGTTGTTTATGTAGGGCGCATAAGGGTACGTTTTGCTTAAACAACTTTTCGATTTACTTCTAAGTTTCAAAGTAAAATGCGTGGTAACGGTAAGTATAACAACTGTTGAATATTAACTTTTAAAAATATACAAATGACACAAATAGCAGAAAACTTTGAAAATGGCACTGACAATGGTTGTTATACATTGTTATGCCCCGTTGATTTATTTCGATATTTCCTACGTAAAAACTACAAGGATATAGAAATAAGCAACGAAGAGTGTGATGGAATTGGACAGGAATTTTATGAATACATCCGAAACTTGAATTTAACCGAAGAGCAAAAGCAAAACATATTACCCAAAAATACATTTGATGTAATATTAAACGCTGACCATCCATTAAAAACTAATGGTTTCCCACCAGCATATGTTTTGCATTTTGTGCAGTTTATAGAACAACAGAAACAAAAAGCGTTGGCAGAAGGTTACGATCCCAATGGGGCATAACTACTATATATCATTTAGACCAATTAACTAACTAAAAATGAACATAAAATCAGCATCAACAATCAAAAAACTTAAATCTGAATTAATTTTTAAAAATAAATAAATGATAGAATTAGGTAAAGTACCTCCTCAAAATATTGAATTAGAAGAGGCTATATTGGGAGCTTGCATGCTTGAATCAAGAGCTTTTGAAGAAATTCAAGATATTTTATCTGAAAATAGTTTTTATAGGACAGAACATCAAAAGATATTTAGATCAATATATCAATTATTCAATGATAATAAAGCAATCGATATATTAACAGTAATTGAAAAATTAAGACAAAGCAATGAACTCGAAAATGTTGGGGGCCCGGCTTTTTTAACTAAACTTACTGACAGGATTGCATCATCAGCACATATTGAATTTCATGCTAGGATAATTCAACAAAAATACATTCAAAGAGAATTAATTAGGATCTCTACAGAAATACAACACAAGGCATATGATGATTCAATTGAGGATATATCAGAACTTATTGATTTTTCAGAACAACAAATATCAGGAATTACAATTAATTCAATAAATAAAATAGGGTTAAAAATGGGAGAAATAGGCAAAAGAAGATTAAAAATATTAGATGAAATATCTAAAGGAGAAATAAAATTATCCGGAGTTCCGTGTTGGGAAAAGTTAAATAAAACGATTGGGGCATGGCAACCTTCTAATCTAATTATTATAGCGGCACGTCCGGCGATGGGAAAGACACGTCTTTCTCAGGAAATAGCAAAAATTGCAGCAGAAAATGGTTGTCCTGTTGCATTTTTCTCATTAGAGATGGAAGACACAGAACTATATGACAGACAACTAGCCTCTGAGACAGGTTTAGAAAATATGACTATACGTCAAGCTAACTTTAAAAATGAAGATTGGGAAAAAATTGAAAATGCTCAAAGAAAAATTGAAAATCTTGAATTAATAATCGATGATACCCCTGCATTGACAATTAATGAATTTAAATCGAAAGCAAGATATTACAAACGGAAAAATGATATCAAGCTTATTATTGTTGATTATTTACAGTTGATGAGGAGCCCTGATCATTCAAAAAATCGTGAAAGGGAAATTTCTCATATTTCCCAAAGTTTAAAATTAATTGCAAAAGAATTAAACATACCCGTAATTGCCCTATCTCAATTATCGAGAAAAGTAGAAGAAAGGGCAGATAAAACACCTGTATTAAGTGATCTGAGAGAATCAGGAGCAATTGAACAAGATGCGGATGTAGTTGCTTTTATTCATCGGCCAGAAGTGTATGAAAAGGAAGTTTCTGAAGAAAACAAAAATAAAATTGAATTTATATTTGCGAAGCATAGGCACGGAGCAACAGGTATAATAACACTTTACAGGTCAGATAAATGGTCAACTATTTACGAATATAAAGGACAATTTGATCAGGATAAAATAAATGAATTAGAATTCTAATTATTAAAATGAAGATTATGGAAAAGGAAAAAATTAATGAAATTGTAGGATCCGCTTTTATTGCAAAAGAGCTTTATTCAATTGATCCAGGATCAACAAATGGAGGCATTGTAAGATTTAAAGATAATAAGTATGAGTCCTGGCCACTCAAAAAAATGAAAGATTTTAATGAGTTATGTGATTTCTGGAAATATCAAGCTGAAATAACATCACTCCCATTAGTTGCATTGGAAATGATTAATACATATAATTCTGACACAGAAAACATAGGTAGGATGCATCGTTTGAATAAATTGAAAGATCATTACGTTGAACTACGTTCCGCTCTAAAACTAGCTAAAATTAACTTTATTGAGGTACAACCAAGGAGCTGGCAGAAAACGTTAAATATTAGCATACCTGGAGAAGATTATCAGATAAAAAAAGAACGGTACAAGGATATTGCCAAGGACATGTTCCCTACTGAAAAAATAGTAGGATGGAACGCTGATGCTTATTTGATCATTGAATTTTTAAGAACTAAATTAAAATATGATCAAAGGTGGATTTTAAATAAACTCAAGAAATATCAACCATCAAAAAAATTATTTTAATGAAAAATGTTGAGCTTTATGGACACATAACAGATTCAGGAAAGCCGATTATATCAGGATTAGAAAGGTTTAATCATATATTTAAATCTAATTCTGGAAAAAGGTTTATAATGGATATATCAGTAATTGAACCTGGAACAAACGATCACCATGTCTGGTATATAATGAAGATGATAGTACCCGCAGTTATAAGAGGTAACAAAGAATTAGGATTAGTAATGACACCCGAGAAGGCAGTTGAATTTATTATTGATGAGTGCCCGATTTTCTATATTACACAAAAAAAGAAACATGCGATTTTTGATTTTTCTAATTGGCAACCAAAATGCGACATGCAAATAGAAGAGCTAGAAATTGCAATAGAATGGCTGCACATTTATTGCCTTAAAAATTATGACATTTCGATAGGTAATTATAAATCACTTTAAAAAAGTAAAAATGAAAAAACAAGAATTAAAAAAAGACCAAATTAATTGGTTAAAAATGAAGTTATTAAATGGTGGTGAAAATGGTATGGAAATTCATTATTCATATCTAATGACCATCAAAGGTAGAGGATTTATAAAGAATCCAAAAATAATATGCGACGTCATTCCTCATGATGATTTTATCAGGCTATTCAAACAATTAAAGCCAATAGTGGCTAAAATTGAAAACATTGACTATGTGAGAAAACTTTCAACAATTCCAGGATTTGATACAACCGAGAATCAACAGAGAATAATCGAAAGCATGGCACAGCAATCGATGGAATCAATTAAAGTTACCGGAATTTCAATTTCAGAGAGAAGAAAATCAGAAGGTATAATAATCTCTTATCTCAAATATGACATTAATGAAAATGTAACTGGGACCTCAACGACATGGATTAATCTTGAGGGTAACGAATACGGAATTGAAGAAGATCTAATGGATATAGTTGAAGACATGAAGAACGAATCTTATTCATATGAATTTGAGGAAAAATATGCCGATTTCGAGCAATTGAGTATGGAATTTGAAGATGTAGAGGAAGAAAACATTGAAGAAGCAGTGGCTGAAGAAATAAATGAATAAGATTAAAATTGATACTATCGAAGAATATGATTTATGCCTGAAACATGGCATAAATCCTCTTTTCTGGCATCGATTTATAAAGATTGACATCAATTTACGACACACAATACAAAATAGCTTATTCGGTATTTATGAACTGTCAAAAGGCAATGTATTATTAGCAAATGATAAATATTATCATTATTGCTTTAAACATTCAACTCTCAGGTGTGAAAATTGCGGGCAAAAAGTTTTCAATAATAGAAATTTAAACAATGTTTATTCATCAACGAATATAAGCCATATTATCAGTAGAGGTTCAAATCCAGAAATAGCACATGATCCTAGAAATCACAATTTTCTTTGTTTTAATTGTCATTCCAAATGGGAGAATGGAAACAGAAAAGAAATGCTAATTTATTTAGACAATAAAGTTATAATTCAAGAATTAAGGGAAGATTATTTTTAAAAATCCTATCAAAACCAATGTTATAGCATAATTTGTAAAAAAAATACAAAAAAGAATAAAAAAGTTTGCATAATTGAAACAAATAGATTATCTTTAACGTAAAATAAAACATAACACAACAACAAAAATTAGCGACATGAAAACACTAACAGAAAAAATTAACAAAGCTATTGAAACATTAGAAGTATATAGTATAGTTAAAAAAAATATTTATTATTTTGAAGATTCAGCCTATTTAAATGATTATGACATTGAATCATCTATAGATATAGAATGCACTAACGATGAATTAATGATATATGATGCTGAAATGGCAAGATTATTCGAGTACGGACAGGAAGTAGCAGAACAAATTTTAGTAGGATATGAATTCGTTGAAATTGAACCGTACAATGATGGTTATCGTGCTATATGGCATAAAAAAAATGAAGAATAACAGCCAGGGGATGGTTTAGCCCGTACTTCTTAGGAATGCGGGCATTTGTCAGTAGAAACAATTAAAAATTAGCGACATGAAAAGATTAGAAGAAAAAGCAGCAGAAAGAAAAGAGCGGTTAAACCTTCTTTTTGAAGAAGCTGAAGCTATTGATAGCCTTATAAAGGCTGAAACAAACAAATTTGATCTACTCATTAAGCAATCTGAACAGACCAGGCTTGCTATTCAATTAAACACAGGAGAACTTGAGCTTTTTCAAGACATACACGAAATAGAAATTCTCGAAACCCTTGAAAAAGAGAAAACCTTTGAAGAAAAATTATTATTATATCTAAAATCATAAAAATGAACTACATCGAACTATACCGAAAAATGGTGCCTAAACTTAGCATCGAGGAACTAACGAGACAGAAAAAGTCATTTGAAAATGATATTAATACGCCTTTCTTCTATTTATCCAAGGAAGCAACTATTTTAAGAATTATTACTAAACGCATTGAAGAAATATCATGAGTACAAAAGAGCTTGATAAAGGGATTGAGGTTATTAACAATTTAATGTTAATATCAGATTCAATTGAAACAGCGAAAAAGCTTTTACAAAAAAACGAAGAATTAACAAAAAAAATTAAATCATGTCGTTGCTTTTCTTAATGTGCACGTGCATTCTGGTAATCATAATAATGAGAGCACCGGAATATGATGAAGATTGACTGCCAGTTTCCGCTAATTCTGTCGGTACCCCTGCTCCTTTCGAGGTCAGGGGTTTTGGTGGTAGAAGGAATTAATAACTTAAAAAAATAGCGATATGAAAACAACAGGAACTTATTTTATCGATAAAATAGAAATCCCTTATGAAATAGGGGAATATATCAGAAAATACATGTATACTTCACACACAAGGTTTGAAGTAAGAGGGATGATTTTGGGAACAGATAAGGCATTTAATATGCCGGAAAGAATGTCCAATATTTTTAAACAATTAGGCAAAATAGCATTGTTTGATAATCATAGGCCAGAAATTTGTTTTAAACCATTTAACTTTCTATCAAAAGAAAGTATTACAATATGTAATTCTTTCAATTATGAATATAAAAATTAGAGACATGGACATATACGAAAAATTCAGGGAAGAAATAATACGTCTATGCAAGAAAAACAACGCTTGCAAGGAAGAATTCAAGAAATTGATTTCTGCTGAAACCGAGGAAGTGTTTTGCACTGTATTAAAAGATAATTTTCATTGGTGCGTAAAAAACAATGTTGTTACAGAGCATACTATAACAAAGTATAAAGAAACATTCAATAGAAACTCTATCTATTGCAACGAAGATGTAAAAGACGGGTACTTAATAGTAACCGGCAATTCGGAAGTATCTGCCTCAGGCAATTCGGAAGTACGTGCCCGAGACAATTCGAAAGTATATGCCTTTGACAATTCGGAAGTAATTGCCCGAGACAATTCGGTAGTACGTGCCCGAGGCAATTCGGAAGTATATGCTAATGACAATTCGAAAGTATATGCCTTTGACAATTCGGAAGTATATGCCTTTGACAATTCGGAAGTAATTGCCCGAGACAATTCGGAAGTAATTGCCTATGACAATTCGAAAGTAATTGCCCGAGACAATTCGGAAGTAATTGCCCGAGACAATTCGGAAGTAATTGCCCGAGACAATTCGGAAGTACATGCTACATGCAATTCGGTAGTAATTGCCTATGACAATTCGAAAGTATATGCTCATGAAAATTCGGAAGTACATGCCTATGCCAATTCGAAAGTATATGCCTTTGACAATTCGGAAGTACATGACTTAGGCAATTCGGAAGTAATAGATTTTAGAAACAACTAAAAATTAGCGACATGGACACATACAAAACTTTTAGGGAAGAAATAATAGATCTATGCAAGGAAAACAGCGCTGGAAAGGCAGAATTCAAGAAATTGGTCTCTGCTGAAACCGAGGAATTATTTTGCACTGTATTGAAAGATAATTTTCATTGGTGCACAGAAAATAACGTTGTTACAGAATCTATCGTAACAAAGTACAAAGAAATTTTCAACCGTAACTCTATCTATTGCAACGAAGATGTAAAAGACGGATATTTAATAGTCACCGGAAAATCGAAAGTACATGCTACAGGCAATTCGGTAGTATATGCCTATGGCAATTCGAAAGTATCTGCCTATGAAAAATCGAAAGTATATGCCCGAGGCAATTCGGAAGTATATGCTCATGGCAATTCGGAAGTACGTGCCTATGGCAATTCGAAAGTATTTGCTTATGAAAATTCGAAAGTATATGCCAATGGCAATTCGAAAGTATTTGCTTATGAAAATTCGAAAGTATTAGATTTTAGAAATATTTAAAATAATAAGAAATGGTTTATATTTATTTTGCAAAAGAAAAAGCAACTGGTAAATGGGGTTTCTTCAGGAATTTAGAATCACTTACTAAATATTTTCCGAGATTGTCTAAGAAAAAATCGACTATCGGAAACAGATTTAGAGAAAAAATCAAAAAAAATGAACCCCAGGTTATATATGAATGGGGTTTTCAAATTTATCAGACCAAAAGATTAATAAAATGAAGAGAATAGCTAAATTATTAGGTTTTGAACTATCTGTTTATGAAACAAATTATTTTGATTATCATATACAGATAAAAGAGGTTTGACTTTTATTAAAAAAGGAATGAAAGTAGAAAAGGTTGCAAATGATGATTACCAAATAACCTGTATTGATGAAATGTCAGGAAGTGAAACTGAATGCAAATCCCTAAAAATGGGTACAAAGCGCTTAAACACCATTTTAAAACAGGTGCGATGGAAATAAGTTCGGATGAGCTTGAAGCATTACCTATACAACGCGTTAGCAAACGTTATTGTGATTGCGATAAACCAATACCTGATTTTGAATATGTTTATAGTTATGGATTATGTGGATACATCATAAAATAATTTGGAAATGTTTTTGAAAACTATTATTTATTGAGCGATGGCACTAAATAAATCAGAATTGGAATACATTAAAACAACGATTGAATGGATGGTTAAAAACACCGAATTGATAGAGCACAATCGAACACAAACAGAAACTATTTATAATGCAACTACGAACAGTATAATATCATTAGAACGTGCGATTGGCGAATGTTCGGACGAGAACGCAGCATTACCTTTGCATGGTGTTAGCGATTTGGTTTGCGATTGTATAAAAAAAGAGCCTTGTACATTTACTGAACATGGTAAGATTATAACAAGGTGCATTAATTGTGGTGGACGTATAGCAAACTGATTGCTAACTCATAAATATCAATGCGAGAACAGAAACTAATAAATTATAAAAGAAATGGAAACACCGAAATTATTAACAGATGATATGGATATAAGAGATACAGAACTAAGCATGTATCACGGGAACAATGGAGATTATTACATTTGCCTAAAAGAGACTAAAAGAGGTGAAATTGTAAAACTGGACACCAGAATAGCAATGAGCGGAGGCAATGCGACACCCGAAATCAGGCAAGCAGTGTCAAGCCTATTTAAAGCATTGCTGGGTCAAAAAGCTGAAACGAGAGAAGATCAATTAACTATTACTGATGTTAGCGTTTCGGTTTGCTATTCATCAGCTTGTAGTAATAACGAAGACAATAAATGTAAACATGGTGACTATGATTGTTCGGCAAGGCAAACTACGAAGAGGACATACCAGACTTAAATACATACTACGAAAGGCATTATTACTAGCGGAATGCAAATATAAACTGTAAAAAATTAATTATCTAAAACAAGGAAAAGACTATGAATACGAACATTTCAATTTATAAAGAACCTGTTGTTCTAAATAAGGGAGAAACAAAATCTAAATGCGATTGTGGATGTACTGATGTACGAACTATTTTACATACAAAAGAAAATGATACTAAAGTGCAAGTTTTACATTGTATGTTATGCACACAAGATTATTACATTTTAGAAAATTAAATGTTTTCTCCAACTGATTTAAGTAAGTTTATTCGAATATGAATGTAATAAGTACAACAGTTAAATACAAAGGAATGCCAGTGAAGGTAGAAAATGGTAAAATTTTTCTAATGGCATTTGGGACGACAATTTATAACCATTCAATGCATTGGTCTTGGATGGAAGTAAAAGCAAGCGATTTGAAATCTGAATTAAGACAGTTACTGAAAGAAAAAGGATTGATATGATGTTCTGGAACTTTAATACACCAATAACCTTTAGGAAAATTAGCACCATCCGATGAAGAAATTAGAGAACCGATACAAAACGCTATATATGCCACAGGGAGCTACACAACTGATCAATGTACTGAATTTTCTGATGGAATACTAACTTATTTAAATGAAGCTGGATTTAAGGTAGTAAGGAAATGACCGATAACAGAAATAAATATATTAATGTCTTTAGATTACGTAAGAAACAAAAGAGGTTTGACTTTTATTAAAAAAGGAATGAAAGTAGAAAACACCTATTTAAAGAAAGTTGGGATTGTAAAAAGTGGAAACATCAGCGGTAATTTGAATGTACTTTTTAATGGAGAAAAAAAACAGCGAAATTGCCATCCAACTTGGTCGATGAAATATTTTGATGAAAACAATAATATTATTGCAGAGTACGGGGAGTAAATTAGAAATAATAAATACGGACTAAAAACGATACAATTATGAGATCTCAGGATATAACAAAAGGTTACTACTAGGTTAAATTTTACAACCTCGCTACGCAAACGTAATAGATGTTTCATAGTACAATGTAAAAACAAGAGA